AAGAAGCTGGTAAGTTGAAAGAAGATTTCTACAACCAGTACGGAACAAAGACTCAAGGCAGTATCGTACAGAACGCTGGTAAGATTTTGATTGCTGGTGCTAAGTTAGGCTGGGTTAACATGGGATTGTCTCCTATCGACCTTCAGCTTTTAGAATCTGAGAAAGTTACCCTTAGAGAACTTTGTAATGTGTACGGTGTAAACTCTGCACTATTTAACGACCCAGATAACAAGACTTACAATAACATGAAGGAAGCTAAGAAGGAAATGCTTACGCAAGTAGTACTTCCAGAATTAGTTGCACTTCGTGATGCTTTCAATAGATTCTTTGCTACAGAAATCGGAAACGGATATTATATCGACTTCGACTTAACGGTATTCCCAGAGTTGCAAGAAGATATGAAAGAACTTTCTGCTATCCTTTCTCAATCATGGTGGATTACCCCTAACGAGAAAAGAGCAGCAATGCGTTATGACACTATCCAAGATGAAGTAATGAATGAGATATTTATTCCAGCAGGTTACTTACCTATCGATGAGCTTACTATGTTGCAAGACCCAAGAGATGCTCAACAGCAAGGAGATTACAATGTACCGCCAGTGAAGAACGAAGGTTTTTTTTTGAGCAAGAGTGAAAAGTTAGATGAGGTTTATTCTAAGTATAAGTCTGTAACTAATATGGGCTATGCAGAATTAGAAGCATGGTCTAAAACAGAATGTTCAAAGAAAGCCTCTTTAGATAGAGCACCGATAGAAAGGAATTTAAGATTGTTGTCTAAAAGCAAAGAAGAGTGGACATCTAAGGACATAGAAGATGCTAACAGAACAATCAGCTTTGTAAGCAGAATGAAAGGAGCAGAACAAGGAGAACCAGCATCAGAAGGATGCCCTTCTAAAAGAGATATATCATTAAAGAACTGGGCTTACGACCCTTCAAAATAATAACTATGGAACTTAAATCATTTGATGAAGCCTTTAAGGTTGTAGAAGATAATTTATCAGAGAAGCGAGTAAACAAGACTAACCCAAAAGGTATCAGTCATGCAAACAGCTTAATCTCAAGTGGTGACGTTACTAAGCCATCATCTTGGGAAAGACCATCTGTAGAGATGGAGAATGCTTACATCGAGGAGAATGGATGGGATGAGTTCTCTAAATGGTTTTTAGGTGTTGATACCGCTATGGACAAAGAAACTAAAGGACACTATGGCTACATATATACTTCTGATTTTAAAACAGTTGATAGGGAAGGATTACGAGCAATCAGACAAAGGTCGGCACAAAACGGACTAAAAGGTGTGTTTGCAGCAGCAGGAAAAATGATTGAAGCTATAGACGGAAAAGAATAATGGCTAAGATAGTTACTCCTTCTCAGCAGTTCGCTTTGCAGCAAAAGATTGCAAGGAAGTCAGTAAGAGAGTATCAGCCTAAAATATTGGCTGCTTTACAATCTGACTTTGACAAGGCTGCTCAGTTGGTTAAGGATTATGGAGTTCAGCAAACTATCAATAATCAGAACGCATTATTTGACGGAAAGAATATTAATAATATTTTACGAACTTTGTATGAGACGACTGGCGGATATACTGCCATGACGTATGAAAAGATATTTGACAAGTTTAAAAAAGCAGAATCAGTAGATTTAGACCCTCTGAACATCATGGATGAATGGTTAGCGTTTATGTTGTCTTATTGGACAACCTATAGCGGAACTAAGATGTACGGAATTGAAAATACTACCAAGAATGAGATTACAAGGATATTGAACGGCTCTATTAGATACGGACAAGAAAACAACTTGAGTCTTAACGAGGTTAATTCACTTGCGATTAAAAACCTACAAGAAGGGAAAATTAACAACGCAAGGAGTCTGCTGATTGCAAGAACGGAATCACATCAAGCATTAAGTGCTGGTATGATGGGTACAGTTAAATTTGTTAACATACCTTTGCTGAAGCAATGGGTGGCAGCAGATTATCCTGCTAAGAATAATAGGTACAGAAGTTGGCATCGAACATTGGATAGACAAACCAATCCAGATGCAGGAGGAGTAAGAATACCAATTAATCAGCCGTTCCTTGTGAATACGCCAGAAAGAGGAGTAATTGAGATGCAATACGCACATGATGCAAACGGAGGTGCAATGAATAATTGTAACTGTAGATGTTGTACTGTGTTTATTGCTTAAACAAAAATATATGAGTAATTTTTATAACAAGAAAGCAGTTAGTGGTGCACCAGTCGATATGGCTGATGACACAAGAACCATTGAGGTTTACTATTCTGCGTTTGGTAATGTAGATAGCGATGGCGATGTAATCATGCCAGGCTCATTTACAAAGTCTATTAAAGAGAATGGCCCACAAGCAAAGAATAGAATCTGGCACTTGTTTAACCATTCTACAGACAAACCAGTAGCGAAGCCAAAGGAATTGGTGGAAGATGCTTTTGGTTTAAAGGCAATCGTTAAGATGCCTAATACAACTTTAGGTAGAGATACTTATGAGCTGTATAAAGACGGTCATATCACAGAGCATAGCATTGGATTCCAGACTGTAAAGTCTCAAGCTAAATCTGGATATAACGAGATTCAAGAAATTAAATTGTTTGAAGGTTCCTCAGTTTTATGGGGAGCTAATTCTAATACTCCAACAGTTATGGTTAAGTCTGAAATCAAGTCAACTCTAATTGATGAGATAGCTAAAACTATCAAGTCATTGAGAAATGGTTTCTATACTGACGAAACTTTTGGTTTGTTAGAGTTAAAACTCAAGCAATTACAACAATATCTCGCTGAGATGGAAGAGGATGAATCAGTCGCTTCAGAAGAACAACCGCCAGTAGATGCTCCAACTGAGTTGCAACCAGTAGGTGAATCAGAAGATGAGGCATTGGAAGATGAAGATGACCCGATGGTTTCCGTTGAAATTGAGGTAAACAAATATTTACAATCATTTAAAATTTTCAACTAATGGTAGAAGAAATTAAAAGTGCATTCGAAGGCATCAAAACAGAAGTATCTGGAGCAATCGAAAATGCAAAAGCTGAAAGTGCAGTAGCAGTAGAAGGCTTAAAAACTGAATTAGAAGAATTAAAATCTCAAATCTCTGTAGTTAAAGATGCTGCAGACAAATTAGAGGCAAAAAGCAATCGTAAAACAATGAACGAAAATCAAGTAAAAGGTTTCAATGCCACTTTAGGTGAGCAAATTGAAAAGAATGCGGACAACATCGCAAAATTAGGTCGTGGCGAAATGAAGAACACTTCTTTCACTATGGACACTAAAGCAGTAGGTAACATGACTGAAGCAGCTAACTTAACTGGAGATATTCCAAGAGCTTATGCTAATCAAGTTTACGGTTTACCTTCTCGTAAAATTCACGTTAGAAGTTTGTTACCAGTAGGTACAATCTCTCAAGGATTATTTACTTTCCCTCAAGAAACTGGTGGTGAAGGTGCTCCTGCTAACCAAACTCAAGGTAGTGCAAAAGCTCAAGTTGATTTCGATATCAGCATGGTTAATGCTCCTGCACAAGTTATCGCTGGTTACGTTAAAATCTCTCGTCAAATGTTAGATGACGTTCCTGCTATGACTTCTTTCTTACAATCTCGTTTGTTAGAGAAATACTTAGTAGCTGAAGATGCTCAGTTATTATTCGGTTCTGGTTCTGGTGTTAACTTGACTGGTTTGACTACTGTTGCTTCTGCTTTCAGTGGTGCTGCTACAGTTGACGTTGAGCAATTAGTACAAGCTATTGCACAAGTTGAAGCAAGTAACTACTCTGCAACTGGTATCTTGATTAACCCTTCAGATTGGGCTAACATCGTAAACACTAAGAATGTGAACTCTGCGTACTCTTTACCAGGTTCTACAGTGGTTACAACTGATGGTCAATTATCTATCGCTGGTATTCCTATCTTCAAGTCTACAGCAATCACTGCTGATAAGTTCTTAGTAGGAGACTGGTCAATGGGTGCTCAAATCATGCAACGTAATGGTATCTCTGTTCAATTCTTTGACCAAGATGGTAACAACGCTGTTGAGAACATGATTACAGTTCGTGTTGAGGCAAGAATCGCATTCCCTATCTACTACGCTGGTGCGTTTGTATATGGTGATTTCGGTAACGTAGCTTAATCTTAGATTAACTCAAATATAAAGGGGTGGCCAAAAGCTGCCCCTTTTTTATGTCTACTATATTTTAGTTATTTTTGTAAAAATAATGGTATATGCAGATTATAAGGGATGTCACAACCACAATAGAGCCAGTTTCAGAACCAATAACATTGTCTGAAGCTAAGAACTATCTAAGGGTTGATTTTGATGATGATAACGACTTAATTAGCTCTTTGATAACTTCTGCAAGAGTTAGATTAGAGAAATATGCTGGTGTGGCTATGACGGCTCGTACATTGCAAGTTGTGGCTTATGTGGATGAGTTTATCGAACTTCCATACGCACCAATCAATACGATTTCTAAGGTAGAATACTGGGATAACGAAGAATGGGTAGAGATTACTGTACCTCAATACAACGTATTAGGAACTACCTATAAAAAACTATACATGACTGCTTTTAGTCACATGGAGTTTAGATTTACTTATACTTGTGGTTACGCTACAACTCCTGCAGTTATGAAAACAGCCTTGTATAAGATACTTGCTGATTTATACGATTATAGAGAATCTTCTGTAGAGGACAGCAAACCAAATGCTAACATAGCATCTGCATACGAACTAATGAAGCCTTATAAACGAGTAAGCATAATATTATAATGATAAGTAGACTTAAAAATAGGATTACTTTCCAATCTAAGGTTTCAGAATCTGACGGTGCTGGTGGATATGTTCTAACGGATGTAGACTACTATACTTGTTGGGCTGAGATATTTAGGGAGAATCAAAACAAGACAAACATAGCTGGTAAGGATTCTATATCAGATAACATTGTTTTTAGGATAAGAGATGCCAATAGT